ATGAATTTAAAGAAATCTGATTTATCAACTGACCGCCTTACACGTGCTGAAGCTGCTGCCTACCTTGGCGTTAACAATCAAACGCTGGCGAACTGGGCCTGTACTGGCAAGGTAAAAATCCCTTTCCATAAGCTGGGGCGCAAAGTGCTGTATATGCGCACTGATCTCGATGCTTATCTTGCATCCACTCGCAGAACGCAGACGGTGTAAGGGGGAGTGATGGCACATAAAACAAAGGCGACCGCAGAGGGCCGCCAGTGGCATAACACTAAACTTGAGCATATCCAGAATACCAGGTTGTTGGCTGGTGGGCAATGCTATCAGTCTGGCTCGATTCGCTGCCATGCCTGCAATGAGCGTATTTTCCTAGAATACTCTTTAAGGTACTTCTCAAGGATAAACGCACATGGTGCGAATCTCTCCGGTTCATGTTCGTTTACCGCATTTTTGCGTTGTTTTTTCTTGGATGAGGATAATTTCTTTAATGATTTGTCAGTCATCGTAGATACCTGTAACCCTGTGCGCCACAGTTCACCGCACCACGGCGCTGGTGATGGTTACTCCAGCTCTTTGGCCTTGCGCCGCTGGCGGCGTTTGATCTCATCAAGGATTTTTCTTGGTAAGAAGCCTGCTGGTTTATTCTCTGGTAGAGAAAGTTTGTTATCGGTCTGCTTTTCAGTCATACATCAGCCTTTAGGTTCAATGCCACGTCGCTTTAGTTCGGCACGAGCTAATTCTTTAAACCAATTGCCGAGGGTTAGGCCATCGGCGGTTGCTGCCTCGTTTACTTGCTGGCGTAGTTCTTTGCTAATTCGTATCTGGAATGTCGGCGACCATCCCTCGCCGCGTGGTGATTTATCCCGCTTTAATGTTGACATGTACGTACGTAACTCCTATTATCATCAATATTACGTACGTACATTAACAGTAAGTGCAACAAAAAACAAAGCCCCGCAAGTGTCGTTACCACTCGCAGGGCTTCTAACCACCAACGATAACGAGAGTATCGAGGTAGCTATGAGAAATCATACCATACACCCGCAAGGGCGGGATTCGCACAACCTGAATAAATTCGCCTGGCGTTTTATCGCCCTGAGCGCCGCAAAACCGCGTGTGATTACCATCGTGGCCACCAGCGAACAGGAAGCACGCCAGCAATCCCCGGCTGGCTGCGTGATGGTATTCGCCGCCCGTATTCGTCAGGGGGTGTGCCATGCCTGATATGTCAAATTACCAGTACCTGATTAATCCGCATTTTAACTGTGAGCATGATATTGCTAAAAAGGTTTATTCCGCTGCGGATGGGGCGACTGACAATATATCAATGGCCGTTGCGTCAATTGGTAGCCTGATGTGGCATGCGTCAGAAAATGAGGACTATGACGAAAAGGCCATGCGCATTGATATGGGTAATATCGGTTTGTTACTGGCAATGCTTGGACATTTTGATATTTCGTTACGGTGCACCATTGAAAATGCCACAGATGCATTAAATGCCATAAAGAAAGCGAATACTGATTCAAATCGGGGATAAATAATCATGAGAACGTATTTATCTGGCTTGACTGCCAGCGGTTATGCACATCCCAAAATTATCCCCGGCGCTATTTATCGGGATAAGAACGGCAACAGAGTAACAGTAAAATCGATAATGTTTGACCGTGTGTATTTTATTCGTGATGGCTATTCATTTCATAGTTCGCTGAACGTGGAGATCTTTATTAGCAGATTCAGGCGGGAAATCCCGCTTTCCAGAAATAACCATGTGTCACGTGTGAATGTGGATAAAAAACTACAGGAACTGAAAAACATGATTGCCGCGTGGAGAGAGCAGAAATGAAAAAAGCGCCAAATTTAAAACACCAGCCACGTGACAAAATGACGGAAGTCATCATTTTTGCGGGTAGTGATGCGTGGGCACATGCGAAGCAGTGGCAGGAACAGGACGGGCGACTGGCTGGCGATAACGTGCCTCCTGTCTGGCTTGGAGAGCAACAACTTGCCGAACTGGACAACCTGCAAATCGTACCGGACGGACGCTATCGCGTGCGTCTCTATCAGGCGGGGTTATTGCGTCCGGGGCTTGTTAATACCATCGGGCAGAAACTGGCAGCGGCAGGTGTCAGGGATGCTGATTATTACCCTGAAGGAATGCACAGCCAGAAACGGGAGAACTGGCGTGAATATCTGGAACGTGAACGGGCAGAGCAGGCGGAAAAGAAAAAGGTAGTTGAACTGCCTGTAAAGAAAAAAGAGCCATGCTATCAGGATGATGAATTAAAGCCCCGCGTTGAAAGTCGCGTCGATGGTGTTTTCTGGGTAACGCCCAAAGTGGATAAGCAGTCAGGCGAAATTATCCGGCCTGAGACGTGGTTATGTTCTCCGCTTGAACTACTGGGAACAGGGACGATCGGTAAAGAGCATTACCGCGTGATGCGCTGGAAAAAATTAGCAAACCATGAAGTCATCACAATGGCGATCCCGTGTGGTGGCATTGGCGACCGTGACGGCTGGCGGTTGCTTAAAGATCACGGGCTGAACGTGACAACAAACGGCAAATACAGGGCTATCCTGGCTGACTGGATGCAGTTAAGCGGAAGCCATGAGGAATGGCAGCTAAGCACAACAACGGGCTGGCATTTTGGCGCGTATATCATGCCGGACGGCTCAATCATTGGTGATTCTGAAAAACCGATCCTGTTTACCGGAAAAAGTGCCACTGTTAATGGCTATTCGGTTGCGGGTACGTCGGAGGGCTGGCGCGACTGCGTGGCGCGGCTGGCTGGTGGCAATCCGTCCATGATGCTGGGTGTTGCCACGTCACTGGCAGCACCTTTGATTGGCCTTGTTGGTGCTGACGGCTTCGGGGTACATCTTTTCGAACAGTCATCGGCAGGGAAAACCACCACGCAGAACATCGCATCAAGTTTATGGGGAGAGCCGGACGCACAACGGCTGACCTGGTACGGCACAGCGTTAGGTATCGCTAACGAGGCAGAGGCGCACAACGACGGGCTGTTACCCCTGGATGAAATAGGCCAGGCCGGAAACGCGCGGGAGGTGTCCACGTCAGCCTATACGTTGTTTAACGGTTCCGGGAAATTACAGGGGGCGAAGGACGGCGGCAACCGGGAGATAAAACACTGGCGCACGGTGGCAATCAGCACCGGAGAAATGGACGTTGAGACATTCCTCAAAACGGAGGGGATAAAAGTCAAAGCGGGGCAGCTTGTCCGCCTGCTTAACGTTCCGATGGAAAAAGCCACGCACTTTCACGAATACAGCACCGGAAAGGCGCACGCAGACGCGTTAAAGGATGCCTGGACAGAAAATCACGGGGCAGCGGGTCGTGAGTGGGTTAAATGGCTGGCAGGCCACCAGCAGGAGGCAAAGGATACGGTAAGGGAATGCCGCGAACGGTGGCGCAACCTGATACCGGAGAGCTACGGCGAGCAGGTCCACCGCGTGGGTGAGCGTTTCGCCATACTGGAGGCCGCGCTTGTGCTTTCCGGTCATGTAACTGGCTGGGCCGCGCAGGAATGCCGGGACGCAATACAGCATAACTTTAATGCCTGGGTGAAGGAGTTCGGCACGGGTAACAGGGAATTTAAACAGATGGTTGAACAGGCTGAGGCGTTTTTGTCGTCGTTCGGGTTCAGTCGATACCTTCCTTACCCAAACAGTGATGAACGTGATTTACCGATTAAAGACCTTGCCGGATACAGAAAGGGGAGTATCAGAAATGAAGATGATGAGTTCCGTTTTTACACGTTTCCTCATGTGTTTGAGGGGGAGATCGCACAGGGATTTAACCCGTCCCACTTTGCCCGCGCGTTGAGTGCTGCCGGAATGCTGGAAGCGGGTAACGATCGCCGTTACAAGAAAAAGGCTCTCGGCAAAATTGGGGGGAAGCAGCATGTTTTTTACGTGCTGATGTTCCAGCCTGAGGCAGAAGATTAACCCCCTGTGTGAGGTGAAAAGTTGCGGGTTATGTGGGTTACTCTGTGTATAAGTGCATTAACTGCATGAATAAAAAGGAAATCAATAACCCGCACGTAACCCGCAAAACGGCAGTTATAACCCACAAAAGTGCGATTATAACCCGCAGATGAATAACAGGAAGTGACAGCAAACAGCCACGCGTAACCCGCAGAAAAAACCCCGTTTGCGGGTTATTTTGAGCATTTTGCGGGTTACGCCACGGCTAAACAGTAAACAGTTAATTTTGTAATGTATTGATATTAATGAATAAAAAATACTTAGCAAGCGAAGATAACCCGCTAACCCGCTAACCCGCATAACCCGCACTGTTTTGTATATATATACGAAAAATTGAGATCTGAACTATGAAGGCAAACCGCAAACAACCACACTACCGCGCTATTGACCTTACAGAGCACTGGCTGAGAGTGGCGATAAAAATCATCGACCGCAACGCCGGGGAAGGATATGCGAAAGCACATCCCGAACTGATTAGCGCATTCATGACAACGGCAGCTGCAAACTTTGCCACGATGACAGAACGGGAGATTGCCGAAGCGGAACAGGTAACAACCATCAACGTTAAAACCGGAGAGCAGACAGCATGACAGCACAGATAGCGGCTTACGGACGGCTGGTGGCTGACCCGCAGTTAAAGACCACCAGCAAGGGTACACAAATGGCGATGGCTAGTATGGCGGTCCCCCTTCCGTGCAGCCAGGCAGATGACGGAACGGCGACGATGTGGTTATCCGTCCTGGCGTTTGGCAGACAGGCCGACGCACTGGCAAAACACCACAAAGGCGAACTGGTGAGCGTGGCGGGTAACATGCAGGTAAGCCAGTGGACAGGCCAGAACGGCGAAACGCGGCAGGGCTGGCAGGTTATCGCAGACAGCGTAATCAGTGCGCGAACGGCGCGACCGGGCGGCAAAAAAAGGCCAGCAGGGGCAGGCCACTGACGCACTGAACAGGGCAAAACAACAGTCGGGGAATGATGATCCGTACGGCGATAATATACCGTTTTAAATTCTGCAAACAAAAAGATGCCGGAAAAAAATAGATTTTCCGGCATGCTACATAAATCCCGACCAAAGGAAGTAAATACATTAACACGAATTATCAGCACTGAAGTTGTCACGGCATATTTTATACAACATTGCACTTGGTTGCATGTATTCGCATAGCAGACATCGGTAATAGAATATATTCACAATTATTTGTAATGAATGTAAAGAGGATGAGTATGGTTGATTTATATTCGCCTACACAGCTTGTGCAGGTGGCTAATGCTGAAGATGTGCAAAAAAAATTAAATGCGTTGTTTACCAGTTTGTTTTTCACTCGCTCGGTAATGTTTGAATCGAGAGACATTATTCTTGATACGATCGACGATCCAAATATCCCGATCGCGGCGTTTTGCTCTCCTATGGTGGGCAGTAAAGTTTCACGAGATGAGGGATACGAATCAAAAACAATTCGCCCTGGCTATATGAAACCGAAAAGCAGCATTGATCCAAATAAGTTAGCTGTGCGCCCTGCTGGTGTATCACCTGAACAATACAATGCTTTTGGGGCGCGTAATATTAAAGTTAAACAGGCGATTGTAAATCAGGCTAAAGCTATACGTGCACGTATTGAATGGCTTGCTGTTCAGGCAATCACAACGGGGAAAAATATCATTGAGGGCGATGGTATTGAACGTTATGAACTGGACTGGAATATAAAACCACAAAATATTATCACGCAGTCTGGCGGTGCTGAGTGGTCAGGTAAGGATAAAGAAACTTTTGATCCAAATGATGATATTGAGAGCTACGCAGAATTTAGTGAGGGCGTCACTAATATCATCATTATGGGCGGTAATGTATGGAAGAAATACCGTTCATTCAGAGCGATAAAAGAGGCTCTGGATACCCGTCGTGGTTCTAATTCCGAACTGGAAACGGCCCTTAAAGACCTTGGTGATTCGGTGAGTTTTAAAGGGTATATGGGCGATGTTGCGATTGTTGTTTACAGCGGGCGTTATACCGACGAGGACGGAACTGAAAAATATTTCCTTGATCCTGATTTGATGGTGCTTGGCAATACGGCTCTTCAGGGGATTGTCGCTTATGGCGGTATTCAGGATCCGGAGCTAATTCGGATGGGGCTGACTAAAGCCGAACTTGCACCGAAAAACTATATTGTGCCTGGTGATCCGGCTATTGAATATGTGCAGACACATTCAGCACCACAGCCAATACCGGCCCGCATCAATCGTTTTGTTACCGTTCGCATTGGCTAAGGGGGAGCAATGGCTACTCATTACACTGAACTCATGTCTGGCACTGAAGCACTGGTTACTACGCTGGGGATATTTTCAGCCAATAAAGGGGTAATACCTGCGTTTACGCCACTGATGCAGGAAGATGCAACTGGTGCGCTAGTGGTATGGGATGGAACGAGCGCAGGCAAAGCGGTTTATGTTTCCGCTGTACAAATCGACACAGCGAAAAAAACACAGGCACAGGTTTATAAGACAGGTGTTTTAAATGTTGATGCTCTGAACTGGCCTGAGTCTGTAAAAGAACTGTCGGCAAAGGTTGCCGCGTTTGTTGGCTCAGGTATTTCTGTTCAGCCGCTGGCTCGTGTGTAAAGGGGGATACAATGCAGAATCATTACAATGACCTTAAGCCAATTGCCGAAATGATGTATCCGGATCCAGCAGTAGAGGAATTAAAGGCTATTGCTGACAAAATGCGTTTAAGTGAACGCCTTGTTGATATGAATCAGGTGATGGAACTTACTACCCTTAGCCGTCGCACATTGCTAAACCTTGAGGCTCGCGGAGAGTTCCCCGAACGCGTACAGGTTACGGAAGGGCGTAAGGCCTGGTATTTAAGCGAAGTGATCGACTGGATAAACAATATTCCTCGAGCTTCTGAATATTGCCGCGTACCTGTCCCAAAAAAGCCAGATGCGGCGCTATGCCTCAAGATTGAGCGTGTACGCCGCAATGCACGGGATGGTCGCTATAAGTTGATTGGTTGATGAAATTAGGGCCCGTTCTGGCTGGCGGGTCCTTTCCGGCGATCCGGTAGGCTACGGGGCGGCGACCTCGCGGTTTTTCGCTATTTATGAGCTTTTTCAGGGTGGTGGTGGTGGTTTTGTTGTTTGCTCTATCTCCATGAATAAAAAGGGAAAGATAACACCAACACACCAACCTGAAACCTTGACCAAGTTGGGATATTGATGAAATCGCACCTGATGAACAAAAAAACCATGGCGCAAAGCTGCCGGGTAAGTGCTACAGCATTCGACAAGTGGGGAGTGACTCCCGTTGAACGTAAAGGCCGTGAGGCGTTTTATGATGTTGCCAGCGTGATAGACAATAGGGTTAACAATGCAATTAGCCAGCTTACAAACGACAAAGGCGAGATTGATGATGATGAACTCTTACGAGTCAGGATCAGATTACTGACAGCACAGGCGGAGGCGCAGGAACTTAAAAACGAGCGCGATCGCGGTGACGTGATTGATACAGAGTTTTGCATGTACGCGCTTTCAAAACTGGCGAGTCAGATTTCATCAATCATGGACAGCCTGCCGCTTACTATGCAAAGGAGCTTCCCACAGATGACCCCCGTCATGCTGGATGGCCTGAAAAAAGAAGTTGTCAGAGCCTGTAACGCATGCACAAAACTTGATGAAAACATCCCGCGAATGCTGTCCGATTATCTGATGGAAACTACCGGAAATGTGCCTGATAAGTTTCAGCCGGATAAAGACAAGTAACGTAGTGCACAATGACCGAAGCCAGTTTACTGACTGGCTTTCAGCGTTGCGCTGGTGGGTGAGTTGCAGATCTGCAACTCGACCATGAAATTACGGAAACTACCCGTAGTTTGGGTAGTAAGAGTAACACCCAGATTTTGGGGCTTACTCGCGATACCCAAATAAAGGGTATCGGTGGAAGAAATATCGTTTCTCATATGTGAGTACCGAGGGCGGAATTCCGCCTTCGGTTACTTATTGTGCTCATGCACAGGGAGGGGCGGGTCAAATCCCTGTGACCTGACGTCTTCCGGACTGCCAGCCCCATCGATTTTTTATACCCGCGAAAAATGAAAAACGCTTCACGCTGGTGGGTCTGATGCCGATATGGGGATCCACATAACGGATTATCCGTGATCATCGACCAGCTATCATGTCGGATAGTTAAAGTTTCATGACAGGTATGATGTTGCGTAACTTGTTGTTTTTATACCTGCTTATACTCTGTCACGGTATCCTATAGGTATCCTAGAAAAAACGAAGGGGTCACGCTGTTAACGTAACCCCTTGATAGATATGGTGGCCCCTGTTGGGTTTGAACCAACGACCAAGCGATTATGAGTCATGAGGCAAGTCCATTCTATATTGTTTTGGTTTGTTCGTAATTGTTTTATTAATTGTTTATAATCAAGTAATTATGTAATTGCTTCTGTTTCCGCTTGGTTCCGTTTTTTCTCCATTGTACGATCGTTACCTGACCCATTACCTGACCCAAATTTACGAGTTATTTTGATTGTTACTGGTTTAGAAAAGAGGTTCTATGGCCGTCAATCTAACTGAAACAGCTATCCGAGCATTGAAAGCAAAAAAGACATCGTTCTATGTCTGGAGCAACAGTTCTCAACGTGGCACTGGACGACTTGGCATCAAAGTTCAGTCTTCTGGCAGCAAAATTTTCTATTTCCGCTATTACGTGGAAAAAGGGAAAAAAGAAAGATTCATTCAATTGGGTATATGGCCTGAGATGAAACTGGCTACAGCGAATGAACTGGCAAAAAAGTATGGTGCCTGGCTCATTGAAGGAAAGGATCCCCAGACAGAACTGGAGCGACAACAGCTTGCAGAACAGCAGCGGATACAACTCCATCAATCACAGGGCTCATTTGAAGCATTGATTCATGGTTATGTTAACAAAATGAAAATTGATAATAAGAGAACATGGCAGGATGTTCTGAAACGCCTTGAAAATGAATGCTATACAGTGATCCCCCGTGAGACTAAAGCTAAAGATGTGACTTCCGGACAGATTAAACATATCCTGGCCGGGATCATTCAGCGCGGTGCAGTGGTTCACTCTAACCGGATCCGTTCTTACCTGATGGCTGCATTTAACTATGGTCTGAAAGCTGATAACGATCCGATGAACACAAGTGTAGGGATTACTTTTGGGCTGGAGGCCAATCCGGTATCAGTGATACCGAAACAGTCATCTGCTGAAAAAGTCGGTGACACCTGGCTGACACTCGAAGAGTTGCGTTTTCTAATGGAACATTTTGCTGAAGCAACCAACGTTGGATTATTGATGCAACATTTGATCCGATTCTGTATCTATACCGGGGGGCAACGTCCCTTCGAAATGATCGCCAGTCAGTGGTGTGATGTTGATTTTCAGCAAAAAACGCTGCTGGTGACTGCGGATGTCTCTAAAAATAAGCGAGAACATTTGATACCGTTGACTGAATCAGCATTACAGGAATTATCTTGTGTGCAGGAGTTAACAAAAGAAAAATCGAGCCCTTACATTTTCCCGCTTTCGACTAATGGTAAGCGTCCGGTTCGTACGGACAGTCTGGCTCGCGCTATCATGTATTTCCGGGCTTGTAATCCTGACTTTAAAATTTTTACAGCACGTGACTTACGTCGGACCTGTAAAACGTTAATGGGAGAAGCTGGAATCAGTAAGGAAATCCGCGATCGTATTCAAAATCATGCGTTGAACGATGTCAGTTCAAAACATTATGATCGATACGATTATTTGCCAGAAAAACGCAGAGCACTTGAGATCTGGGAGGACCGGGTTAATAACCACCAACAGCAGACAGGTAATAATGTTGTTAATCTGTTTGGTAGAAGGTGAGGGCGTTCCTGATCGTTGTACGACTTGAGTACAATTGATGAGTATTGTTGATGCGCCTGGCTCTGGTATTGTTTACTATAATTATTGAGGTAAATTTTCGTGCCTGTATTACTCAGAGGGGATTCTAAAATGGCTGTAATTCCAATGTCTTACTCCCCTGCTACTGTAGCCCGTCGTTTTTCGATACTGGATGGAGTAACTATTCAGGGCGTGCTTTACCAGATCATCTGGGATCCAAAGACTCCGTTTGCTGCGGTAATCGAAGCTGCACCTTCTGTTATTGATGGTGATGTTCGCCATAAGGTTGTTGCCACTCTGGAGCTTCAGCGTCGTCCCCGACTTGAAGGCGTGTTTGTCCAGAAATTCTGGGAAGAACAGGATGTTGCTCAGATTGAAGGGATTGTTGTCGATGGAGCTGTACGCGATGTTGGTCTTGCAACGTTTGTTTATGAAACGATAGTCACAAAAGCGGGCGTTGTACTATTAAGTGATAACGAGCAATATGAAGGAGGAAAAGCTCTCTGGCAGCATATTGCGCGTCGTTCAACGAATCTGAAGGTGTTTATTTTAGATACTGATTCCGCACGGTATTACCCGTTTGATGGCGAACGGATCAGTTATGACGGGGAAAGCATCCCGGAATCAGAAATCTGGAGTGAACATCCTGAGCGAAACAAACACACTGTCGTTCTTGTGGCCGAATCTGTTAATGGAAAAGCCGCATAATTTGCCGATTGCCTCGTGTTCCTAGAGCTCTGGCAACCTGAAGCAGAACAAACAGGGGATAACCGGGCTGTTATCCCCTCAGTGATCTACTGCCCGGTCAGGCATTTTCCCCATAAAGGTCGAATCACATCTCTATCTTCACTGTAGGGAAATCTTTTATTTTTTTTCTTCTGTTCCAACAGGAATGCGTCGATTTCGTTATTGATAATCTCCTTAACAGTGCGGCGATAACGGTTTAGCGACGTATCACTTATATTTGTCTTTGGCAGGCGTAAACTGGTATCGGCTTTGATGTCTTCATTTATGCCATCTTTAACTTTTCGTTTTGGACTATCCGGAATCCCTTCATGCAGATCATAGGCTTTCAGCCCTACAAGTCGTACGGCAACGTCAATCTTCTCTGTTCGTTTTTGTTTATGACTTTCTAACAAAACTTTATTTTTTTCATACCATTTTTGAAATGTTTCCAGCCGTCTCTCATTATCTTTACTGAGCTCCAGGAGAGAATAAAATTCAAAACTATCTGTTATATTAATTTCACTCTCTGATGCCGGAGGTTTTATTCCTGGAAACTCTATCTCATTTTGGGATGATTTCTTGTATTTCTTCTGCAGACAATGGCAAAGATAAATTACTGCATCCTGAAGGGTATTCGTGTGAATCAATCTCAGAAGTTCATCACGTTGTATAGTTATCTGGCAATAATCCTTTTCCCATGCAGTTGTATGCTTGGTTTCTGTCTCTTTACCTGGAGTAACTGTTGCGAATTTCCATGTATATCGGATAAAATCTGTTGGTTTAAAATATTCCATGGTTTTGTTGAACCAACCAATGATTTCATTGGCATAAAGACGGACATATTCATCGTATATTGACTTAATTTCATACCAGTTGGCGACCCGACACAAATTATTCACGAATTCTGAACGTCCTGTTTTCAACAGTTGTTCTTTCAGTCTGATTACATCCTCGGTCTTTTGCTCCAGACAATCTCTGAATATTTTATGTTCCTCTTTAAAGGGGGATAGCCATTCTGGGAGGTCTGTATTATTTTTCTTGTAGAATCCGTTAACCGTCATACCAATAACTCTGGCAAGTATTGCTGATTCATCAATTTCATGGTATTGATTCAGGTGTGCCAGTAACTCTGAGGTGCAGGAGTGTGCAACAGACAGATCCTGATGGCAATAGCCCTGTCGGGTTTCTGCTGGAATTGGTGAACTCCAGGCTTTACATTCAGTCAGAATATTAAATAAATCATCTCCTACAAACTTTGCCAGTTCAGGTGTTTTCCAGGTTCTCGGTCCCGGGCTGATAAAGGTTGATGTTGTCTGTACCTCTTGCATCGCCCCCCAGGTTTTCAGACTGATATTTCCTTCATCAAAACCATTGTATAAATGGCACATAATATTAAGCGCATCTGTAAGATTAGAATTAGTGAGTAGGGGTAATGTAGATTCTTTAATAATAAGCTCTGGTTCTTCCGCGTTTCTTTGTTCTCTAAATATTCTCAAGAGCTCTGTATTAGCACGTAATGCAGAGAGAACTCTGTGCTGTTCTTCAAACCAGGGGCGATATTCTGGATTCTGATATAGCTGACGAGCCTTAAAGATGAGCAAAAGGAGTTGTTCGGAAACCGCCTCGTATATGCCAGGGAATGGATGGGATTCGCCAGATAAAACACGATCATACTTTTGTTGCATTGTCCGAGTTACCAT